GTTATTTCAAAACTCTGTCTTTACGTATTCACTAACTTTTGAGTAAGGAGGGTAAAGTGTTTCTATCTCTCCTGTTTCTTCGTTTATAACTTCTAAGCTGTATTTTATCCCACTTAGTAGCTTCTCACGTTCTTTTAACTTGTCTCTTAATTCGCACCATACTCGGTCATTATCGTAGTAATATGTAGTTTTACCGCTTGCACTACATTTAACGCCATGAGCATAGTCTATGCCCTTTAAAACATCGTTTAAAGCGTTATCCTTTATTTTGTCTAAAGTTGTTTTTACTAAGTGTTCAACTTTTTTAAGAAATGAGAAGGCTTCTAATGCCCCCCCATTTTCTTTTATAAATTCACTCTCAGATTCTGCGATTTTTGAAATATCTTTTTTGGATAAATTAGATATTTTTATGTTTTCGTATATTTTACTTAGTTCGCTCATTTTATTTTAAAAAGGAATCTCATCTTCTACCTCATTTGACTCTATATGGTTTGGCGTTTCCATTTGTTTATATTCATCACTTGACATTATTTTATCTTTTAAAAAATCTGGTAATGAAACAAATAATGACTGGTTCCAATTATCATAAGACAACTCTTGTGTTTCATTAATCTGTAAAGGACACTCCATGCCTTTAGGCATTAAGCTTACCCCTGATATTTCAGCATAAATATTGCCATTTTTAGCTTCTTTATGTTTTACAGACAATAAACATGGCTTTCCTAAAAGGACTGTTATATCAAAAGATATAGTTTGTTCTTCTGTAAAGTTTTTGCCTCTCCATGATTCTAAGAACTTTCTTAAAGTTGATTTTTCATGCATTGATAAAGTAAACTCTTTAGACAATATATATGGTTGTTCACCGTTTTCCTCTTTAAATACTTTTAACTCAGTAGGCAACTCCCATGAAAGCCTAACCTTGTTTAGTTTTTTTACTGTTCCTAATATATTTTCTTCTATCGTGCCAATATGTATCATAGATACACACCTTGCAGCATAAGAACCTGCCGGTAGTGGTTCAAAATTTACTCCACTCCCATTGTTTTTTGCGATTATTGCCATTTTTTTTTATTTTATTTTGTTTAAAGTCCTCTACTATAAGATGTTTTGTAAAAAAAGTTTTTAACTTTTACTTGTGAAGAACTTGCAAAGATACAAGTTCCATCATTTTCTACTATGAAAAATCTGTTACCTAGTTTATACATTTCTAATTGATTGTTTTTTACTATTGTTATCATTTTATTTGATTGTTTTAATGTTATGCAAATATAACTAATTGTTTTGATTAAAAAAACTTTTTAGGTTTATTTTTATTATTTTTTTTCGTAAATACCTATAATGCCGTTTAATATACTTCTTGCTTCCAAACTATTAGAAAAATTAAACGTGTCAAAATCTCTAATAATCTTCCTTACAAGCGTTGTTTTCTCATGTACCTCGTTAGACATAAGTTTAATTTTTTTGTGACGTGGCAGTTCGTTTTTAACGTATTCAGCATATTCTTTTCCGTACCTCGAAATAAGACCTTCATAATAATCTAATATGTGAGTGTTTTTGTAGTTGTTACAATAACTATCCGCTGAATGAATATTATCTAAGTGAAACCTTATCGTATCGTTAGAACCAACGGAAGTATAATGTGCTGCATCTACTTGTTTTCCGTATGGTTTATTACAGTCTATGCAGGTATACCCAAATTTAGCATCTATTAGCCTTACAAGTTTATTTATTTCTATTTGTAGGGCTTTTTTTGTTTCTTTTGGGTATAGCTCTATTTTAAGTTTTTTCTTCCTTTCGTTCCACTCTTTTTGCTGGACTAAATCTTTAAAAGAAATTATGCAAGAAGGTTCAAAGCACGTCTTTTGAAGAAAATACTTTGCCTCGAACTTATTCTTGCATATTTTACACCGTGGCATTATAAAAGTGGGTTTTTATGTGAGCAGAATTTAAAATCTCCCCAGTTTTTAATTTTAAAAGGAAAGTTTGATTTTGTGTCAATAAGTTCTAATTTACCATACACAAAATATTTATCTTTCAACCACTCTTCATGCCAAAAGTAAGCAAACTCGCCTACTTTTAACTCTTCTTCGTTCGGGTCTGTTTCGGAGAAGTTTCTACACGAAAGTACATCACCATTTAAAATCTTACAACAAAACTTTAAAGTACTATTATTTTTATACTCTTTAATAAGAATACATTTTTTAGCTTCTTTTTTATCATCATTCCAGCACCAGCCCTCTTTTATTCCCCATTTTTCTAGTTCCATAATATTATTTAGTTTAAAAATTTACGTCTTTAATGTCTATAGTTTTAATCCCACATTGCAGGATATCCGTTTTCATTTATCTCAATATCAAAATATTTCTTTTCTGCTTCTACTATTTTTTTAATTCTATCAGGATATACCATTTCACCGTCAATACTTATTTCATAATAGCTATGTTTTTTTATATCATAAAATAAATCAATATTGCCAACTTTACCTACTCCTTTTGGTTTTGACTTCTGAACTATTACAACGGTTTGGTTAGGCTCATACGGCATACCGTTATTATCTTTTAATTCCTTATTAGGTCGCCAAACGCAAATCATTTGTTCCCCTTTTCTTGACCATGCTTGACCTCCTGCTATTTCTCTGTATGTAGCTGGAGGGTAAAAAGAAACTCCATCTTTTGTTATTTGTTTCTGGTCTACAACGTGAGTAATAATGCAATTATGTCTATTATTAGTTCTTGCATTTCTTCTGATGTAGCCTAATACTCTTTCAATATACATATCTTGTCTTCCGTTATCTTTAGAAAAATCATGTGAAAATTCATTAAAAGGGTCTGCTACAGTAGTATGTATTTTGCAATTATAAACTCTTTCTACAATATCAACATAATCATAAAACTCCTCAATCGTAAAAACCTCATCATCTGGGTCAATAACAATAAAATGTGCATCAATAAATTTAGATGCTTGGTCTTTTTCTTTTTCTGACATCTGATTATTAAAGTCTTTATAAAAGTCTTTTCTAATATAAATCGTCATTAATTCAATAAATATATCGCTTGCCTTCCCTGTCTCTGGACTAAATATAGCGTGTCTTAATCCGTGATTTACAGATAAATCTATTAAATATTCAAACCAAAATTGGCTTTTACCTGATGCAGGACTTCCGTAAATATATGTAGAACACCCCATTTTTACAGAAATAATGCCTTTAGAATTATTAAAACTTAATTCATATCCTTTTACTACTCCATTTAAATACAATTCGTCTATTTCATTTCTCTTATCATTTAATGTATAGTAAATCTTACCATGCTTAAACTCTATTTCTTCTTTTTCTAATTCTTTGTGGTCATCAAAAATAGGTTTCTGCATCCCATTTTCTAAGCCATCAATAATAGCCTTTTTATTAGTTCTAAAGTCGCTTGGGTCTATGGCGTATGCTTCTTGTTCTAAAAGTCTTATAGCTTCCTCATATATTACTTTTTTAGAGGCAACATATCCACCCATTAAAATAGATGCTTTTAAAACTTTATTGTGTCTCTCGCCTTCAATTGCATTTCTGATTATGTTTAATACTCTGTTAGCTATCGAATAATCAGTTTTTACATTGTTTATTTTTTTGAATGAGATAACTTCATCTTTTTTCTTAGTCCATTCTTTACAATTTGTGTTAATATAAATATCTGGGTCATAAGAATAAAAACAAGCCCTTGAAATATCTTTTCCTGATGCGTCTACTTCTTTAAACTCTTCCTCAAAAGCACTATAATACTCTTTATATTCTTTGTCGTTTTTTACAATTGGTATTTTTACTAATATTTTAACACCGTTACCGCTAGGGCTTGTGAACATTGAATAAACCCATTCTTTATTTTTAAATTTATTTTTTACTAATTGAACATCTACTTTATCAATGTCAATTGTCATTATTCCACTAGACTGTATTAAACCATTTGACGAACGATATTCAAATACACCATTAAAACAGGCGTATGGTAACTCCTTTTTCTTTTCAGCTATGGTTTTATCATCTTGCATTTTTTTAATGCCCCTGACGTCTGTTTTAAAAGATTCAAGAACTTTATTTATATCTTGGTTTACTGGGTCTTTTACTGACGTTATGTTTTTAAATGTGCTTATTATCATTTTTAAAAATAATTTGAAATGTCTATGCCTGCTGATTTATTACTGTCTTCTGTCTTATAATTCCATGATGCTTTAAATCCAACCCACCCACGTTCGGCACATAATTTTATTATGTCATTAACTGAATCAGATGTTTTTGATATTTCTCTGATAATTGCATCTAAAGCTGTTTTAGTGTTGGGCGCTTTCTTATTCTTTCTTACTAATAAATAATCTGATGCTATTGACTTATCTACTCCTAACTTTATCAATTCTGATTTAAAATCAAATTTATTTGTTTTAGGATTTAATTCTTCATTAATCCACTTTTCAATATTTCCATTTACAAGCGTAGCGTTATTGTTTATTAGTTTTATTGTTTCATTGTTTATTATGTTTATATAAGGTATCACTACTTTATCACTACTTGTATCACTACTTGTATTAGACTTTATCACTACTTTATCACTACTTGTATCAAATCTGAACAAGTTTATTATACTACCAATAAGAGGGTTATGACTTGGTTTATACTTTAAATAACCTAATCTATCTAAGTCTTTTAAGCATTTTAGATAAGTATTTACAGAACCTATTTTTGCAAGTTTCATTACACTACCTCTATTGATTGATAAATCGGTATCAAAAAAGCTATCGTTCCAGAATTGAAATAATGAATTATAAATTGCAATATGACTAGATGTAATTTCTGTTTCATCATAAAATTTTGCATTTATTGTATTTAAGTGTTTTATGTAATTTACATCTTGTTGCATTATTTATATCTTATTTTCTTTTTTAATTATCCATTCCCTTAATTCTTCTGCATCAGTAGTTTTTAGCCATTTAAAAATAACCTCGTAATCCCATAAAAATTTAGGGTTTAATTCGCCTATTTGCTTATATAATTCAACGTTAAATAATCCTGCTAAATCATGGCAATTACTGCAAAGTGTATGCAAGTACTTATTATCATACTCCCACGCCTTCAAACCCTTTAAATAAACTCCATGATGAATATGTAAAGTAGATTCTTTATCTTCACAACAAATACAAGTAAAATTATCTCTTTGGAATATCTCTAATCTCTTTCTTTGCCAAAGTGGGCTTTTTAATTGTTCTTGGTATGTCATATATTATAATATTTATATTAATTAATAAGCAAAAAAAACTACTTTAAAAATTTTTTTAGTTTTTCTTCAACGTGCTGTGGCATTAATGAAGGGTGATTTAAATAAACAGTCAAAGAATTTCTTGGAACGTTTATTTGGTCTGCTACCCAAACAAATTTTAAACCTCTTGATTTTATTTCTTTTTTCAAATCCATACTACAAATATATTATAATTTTTTAATTAATACAAATTATCTTTCATTTTTTTTATTCAACATCTTACAAATATCCTCAGCGACTTTTAACGTCTTCGAATAACTCCCATTTATGTAAAACGAGCAAATCGCTTCCGATTTCTCTGTGTCTACTAAGGCGATTACCTTTTCTTTAACTATATAACAAGTTTCTATTATTTCGTATTTCATTTTATTTTTATTTTAAAAAGGTCTATAAAGAAACTACACCCATCCTGTTGTGTAGCCCAATTAAAGTTTGTTATAGGCACTCTATCGTTTCCGTTTTCTTTGTCTATTTCCAACTGTTTAAACCGCCTACAAAAGCGATTAATTAAACAATCTGTATCATTACAGCGTGAAATATCTTTGCTTATTAAATCTTTCATTTTATTCTATTTTAATACTACCATTTTACATTAGATTCTTATTAAAAGGTTATAAACTTATAAAAATGTCTGTTTCGTTTATATATATGTTAGGCACAATAAAAATTATTCCGTAGGTTCTTCAAACACCGCCCACTTAATAACTTCTTCACCTTCATATCCCATAAACCAATTCCATTCCTTATTACCAACTTGCATCTTTAACCGTATATTGTCAGTTATTGAGCCAGTATCAGTAAGAGCCAATACTCTCTTTGTTTTGAAAGGGTCTAATTCATCAGTGGGCTTGATTATTAATTCTTCAAAGTCCTCTGGTAATTTGTCATTTACGTTAATCCAATCCATAATTTTTACATGATGCCTAACATCGGCTATATGTCAGGCGGTTAAACATTTGTAGTTAATTTGATTGTTCAGGATAGCCGCCCGAACACATAGCCGAATCTCGTTAGTAAAAAATACTACCATTTTACATTAGATATCTTACTTGGCTTGAATTTATTTTTATCCCATTGCACCGTTTTTAATATATTATTGTTAATCGCTTATTGTTAAATGATTTACTCTTCATTTTATTGCTTGCTTATATGTGTCAATCGGGTTTTTAGTGTTGTATGGTAGTTGAGATAAAAGAGTATCTATTGCTTTTAGTTTGTCTTGCAACCTATATTTTACTAAGTAATCTTTTTCTGTTTCTAAAGCTCCCATAATGTATCCGTATAACTCAGCTAGTTCAAATCTCAAACTATTGTCTTTTATAAAGTACTCAACAGTTGGGCCAACATTATCGCATTCTTGGCTTTTATACCAATCCGCTAAAATCTGTTCTCTTGGCGTATTTTTAAAATAAAACTTTAATTCTTCTATCATAATTTTACGATTTCATATTATTATTCGTTTATATGTATGTTGGCGGAAAGGCTAAACCCAATGTTCGACAACTTTCATTGTAACTGTATCAACAATCCGAGCTTTACTCACACTACTATCAATCATTGACTTATAGCTTTGTGCTTCTTTCAGCGTTTTTACTTCCTCCGTAATATCCCAAGTTCGTATAATCCCATATTGACCTTTGAACTGAATTTGAACCCAGTAACGAAGCCCTTCCGATAACACGGGTTTTGCGTCATTGGGGGCTGATGTGCTTCGATTAAACATTGTACTTAATTTTTAAATTGTTACTACTATTGGCTTTAGTGCTGGAAATTCCCAACGAACGCAAAGCCCAAAACGTTAGCAAAAAATGCTATTTATTTAATTTGTCTTCTATAAAAGCCATGCTAAGAACTTCCGCATTTTATGCATATTGATTTATTCACTTCTCCTTTAAAGTAAAGTACATAGTTTTTTAGACTTATACTAACTTTCCCTAGAATAAAATTTCTGAAATTCTCATCATACCAAGAAATTAAAATACCTTTGGGTACGTTATTATTCACACAATAAACAATATCATTAAAACTAAATGTCATATCAGCAAAATGATATATTCCATTAGGTTCTCTTTGCTCGTTTTCGTTTTCCCATTCGTACATTTTTGCAAACTCCGATACATAAGCGGAGCAAGCGGCTATTAAGTTTTCGTGTAGTTTCATTCTATTATATTCATTGCTTTTAAAAGGTCTACGCACATCTCCTTTACGCTGAAATAACTTTCAAAATCTAAATCTTCTAAAAGTTGCAAGTCGTACTTATAGATTTTTTTCTCATAAACTCTAAAGATACCTTTAATCTCTATCCCTTCAAATTCGACATCAAACTCATGTATTAAGTCTGATGTCTGCTTGTGTTTAATGTTCATTATAGTAGTTTAAATTTTTTTAGTAAATACATAAACTTGTCGTAAAATTCTGCCTGTGTTGATTGTCTAAGCACTCGTAATTTTTGTTGAACTATCATGTACTTCTCCACATTCTTACTTATCTCCACCAATTCATCAGCTACCGAATCTCTATTGTATTCAATGTCTAATACCTTCATTAAATGCACATTCAATTCAGATGCCAATCTTTTAATTTCTGAATTTTCCGCAGTTAAATATTCATCTGTATTGTCTGCCAATATCATGCAACAGCAAGCTATTGTTATCAACCTTGCTTCTCTTATGTATAAAACGTCTCTATCCATTAATTCTATTGTAAATTTTAATTGCTTGTTCTAAATCGCATTTTAGCTTATGCACGGCGTACTTATATACGTTTTTGTACTTACTTATCCCATGATGCATTTTTGTATCAATAGGTAAGCTGTTTTCTAACTTTAAATCACTTATCCGAGTTCTAAACCCAGACATCCAAGGAAAGTCTTTGCAACTGACTTGTTTATGAACTAATAAGTGATATAACACTTCCGCCTTATGGCTTTTTGGTTTTTTTAATTCCTCGGCATTCATCTAAATCAATTTTAAGTGTTACTGTTTGTCTTAAACTATTTGGCATATCTTTATACTTTATCCTTTGTGTAAAATAAATATAATTCAAACCCATTTCTTTAGTAAATACCTTTTTACTAATACCTCTTTTTTTAAGGTAGTTACTAAATCTGTCGTAGAACTCTTTTTTGTCTTCTGTCATATTATTGTTATTTGTTTATGCAAATATAAAACGTTTTGATTTAAAAAACTATTATTTTAAAAATTATTTTGTTTTTTAAAATTTAAGTATTAATTTTGAGGTGTTAAGAAAGTAGGATAACGTTGAATTTATGTGTAGTACAGCCTTGCACATACTTTTCAAATTATATACTTAGTTAATTGACTATATTACATATACATATTTTTATAAAACGTTTTTATTATGGAACTTACAGATAGAGAATTAGCAATAAGATGGTGGAACAGAAAACCCATTCAGGAAAGAACTGAACTTGCAAAACAAACAAAATTTTCAGTAGAAGGTAGAGATTGCAACACATTAACAGGCAATGAGATTGAATGGATTTGGCGTAACCAACCGCACAACTCTTAAATGTTTTATAACGGTTATGGTATTGCCGAAGGCGGCAAAGTAGTAAGTCCCGATTCCGCAGTATGTGTCCTGTCGCTTTTTGCAATACCATGTTAGCGGTTCGTGGCGGGTAATTAGTAAGAACTAAAATTTAAAAAAAAATGATAAAAGAAACAGATTTAAGAATAGACAACGTCATTTACTACCAATCTTCGGAAGATGGATTGCTTCCAAATAGAATTGATTGGCAGGATTTAAAATGGCTATCCGAAAATCCAGAAGGTTTCAATGAAATATTTAAGCCGATACCTATTAACTGGGTTGTTCTTGGTAAACTTGGCTGGTGGGTTGAAGATAATGGAGACCATGCCTTTTTGCAAAAACAGGTTGGTGAATGGGGAATATTCGTAATTGATTCAGATGGTAATGGATTGTCGTATTGCAGCCGAAATGCAAGTATTAGCAAAAAGATACAATACTATCATGAGTTGCAAAATGTCTTTTATTCAACTACTGGTTTTGAATTGGATTACAAACTTGAAGATTTAGAAGTGAGCAAACTTGTTGAACATATTTTGTCTGATGGTCATACGGACGAGGATTTGCCATTTTAAACGGTCGGTAGCCATGACCGCTAACATATATATAAACGAAACCAACTAAAAAAAATGAAGTGTGAAGAAAAAACTAAATTCACTTCTGAACTAGAAATAAACAAGATAAAAGAAAAGTCAGAAGTAAAACTGTATCACTACAAATGCAACGAGTGCGGATTTTATCACCTCACACGTTGGAACGAGCAAAAGAAAAAAGATATAGCAAAAAAACACATGAAACAAAGAGTTGAGAAATTAGGCTTTTTATATGAAAACGAATTTAATAAACGAAACAAAAGGGTAAATAATTATGGAAACTGAAATAAATATGAAAGAAAAAAAAGCAATTGAATATGCACTATTAGTATTTGCATTAACTACGATAATGTGGTGTACTATGTTTTCTTGGATTATTGGAAAAATAAACAAAGACTACAATCATAGAATAGAATTATTGGAGCAGAAGTGCAAGTAATTTTCATTACTTATAACATAGATATAAACTAAACAAACAAATGAAAGAAGTAACAAAAGAAACAACTAAGCTAATATTTTTAATTATGCTTTTATTAGCTGTTTTTAAAGCTTTAGGACTTATAAATGTATCGTGGTTAGTGTTTATGTACCCTGTCGCTTTTTTAGTCGGCATAGGCGTTGTATTATCTTTAATAGTAATAATAAAAACAATAATAAAATGAGTTTAACAAGTTTCGAGAAAGAATACCTAAAGTGGAAAGCTGAGGTAGAAAGCAGATTAAGTAAGTTAGAGAAAGGAGAGGTTGTGATACCTACGCCAGACCCAAAGCCTGAGCCAAAGAGTTACTTAGACAAACTAGATTCTATTCAAAAAGATGGATTTTTAGAGGTAGGAAAGTATGATATTAAAAGTATATATAAGATAGGGACGTTTATAGATAATCACCCCTTTTACTTAGTTGTATTTGAAGATAATAATAGTAGAATTTTTGAATCTTTTGATAGTGGAGTTTCGCACTGGAGTTTGCAAGGATTAGAATTAAATAGTGTTAATTTTGCTTATAAAGGTCTTTTAAAAGACTTAGAAAATGACCCTAATATGTTATCAAGAGAAACTTTTAGACACCCTATATTAAACTTAAGCATGGGTGATTTACCAAAAGAAGAACCTACTCCAGAACCAATTAAAACAGGAATACAAAGAGGTGTAAACATTTGGGGAGGTTTTGGAGATTACAAAGACGAGCAATCAGACTTATCTTTTAATTACAATCAAGAGAGAATGTTTTTAAGTGATTTGCCGTATCGTAATCAACGTCCTTGGTACGCAGCAGATTGTGAACCTTACCAAGTACCACACCATAACCAGTTATTAGCAGAAGATAACAAGCATATAACAGAATTAGCAACAGTAAACCAAAAATGGATATTTAGAGAAAAAGAAGCAGGTGAGTTGTATCATCAATTTGTCAAAGCTAAAATAAACTATGCTACGTTCTTATGCTATAACGAAGGGTGTATGGTTACAATGCGAGACCAATTTATAAATTACATAGAAAAAGCCGACAAAGATTTTCAATACTACTTTACTATTTCTTTTGACAAAAACAGAAAAGACGTTTTAGATTTTGTTGCATCTAAAATGAAAACAAAGTGGTACAAAAAAGTAAACGGAAAACCATGCTTAGAGTGCTTTACGGATAATGCAGACTTTCAAAAGGGTATTGATGTCAAGAATATTTTAAAAACCGAATACGGAATTGAAGTATATTTAATCGCAAATGAAAATATAGGACTATCTAACGTAAATAGGCTTAAAGGCAATTACGATTGTGTTACTAAGTACTATAATAGTGGCGAAATAGGTAGTCAAAGACCTAACGCAATTTTTGATGGAACTCAAAACCTTAGAGAAGAACACAGAATAGCAAAAGAAAACGGTTTAGATTACCTACCTATCGTATCTTTAGGATTAGACCGCTCCGCTCGTAATGCTCAATGGAAGTCTGGCGTAACTTGGTGGTATGACCACGAATCAGTAATTCAGAATCTACCTAAAATGATAGAGTTATGTAATGAGTTAGCACACCCCGATTTAGGTTGGAGAGTAAGCCATTTAGACGAAAATTCAGAACAGGGCAAAACTTGTCTTATGAATAAGAAACTTGTAAACGGTGATATAGATACTACTATGGTTGATGAATTTGCAAAGTATTAAATAACCCCCCATAAATTAAAGTACCAGCTTAGTGTTGGTATTTTTTTTAATTATTTATTGATAAAAGTTTTTTTATTCAAAACTTCTTTGTACTTTTGTAAGGCAATTAAATAATTAAACAATGAGCAAATTAGATTACAACCTTTTTTTAACACAAAAGATGCCGTTTGAAATAGCGGAAGAAGAAACATTTAAAGGATTAGAAGATGTGCTTTCTGACTACTTAGATAGTTTTGGAGAGTTCGATAAACCAAAAGTTACTATCAAAAAACTATCTAACCTTAGAATCGAATTAAGGTTTGAATACATCGAAGAAAGAATTGGCGAAGTGATAATCACAAAAGACAATGCAGACTATAAGTCTTTTGAACAAACATTGGATAACTTTTTTAACGAAAATAAATTTATAATAATCGAAAAAGATGAAACACGTAGGAAATACGAAGAAACAGAAAATGAAAGTTGGAAACAGCAAAGGAACTACGAATCCTTACTATGGGCAAGAAGGTAGACCGCACGGAACTACCTCGGATTTGATTTTAACCGTAATATTTGTATTTTTTATTTTAACACTAATAACAAAGATTGTATTCTTAATAACAGAAAAATGAAAAAAAACGCAATCATTCTAATCTATGGGCTTAGCTGCCTAATTATTTACACTATTTACGTAATATCAAAATGACATACGAAGAATTTTTAAAAACTAAACAAAAAACTTTTATAGAATCAGGGTTTGATATAGAAGAATCAGAACTAAACCATTTATTAGCTCCTTTTCAAAAGTTCTGTGTAAAAAAAGCACTAAAAGCAGGTCGATACGCATTATTCGAAGATTGTGGGCTTGGTAAAACTTTTCAACAATTAGAGTTTGCACATCAAACTTCAAAAAAAACAAATAAGCCAAGCTTAATACTTGCACCTTTAGCTGTAGCAGGACAAACAATAAAAGAAGGAGCAAAATTTAATATTAATGTTGAAAGACATAATAAAAACATAGATAAAGATAGGTACGGTATTTATATAACAAATTATGACCAGTTATCAAATATAGATGCTTCTATTTTTGGGTGTATAGTCTTAGATGAATCAAGCTGTTTAAAAAACTACAATGGAGCTACAAAAGAATTAATACTTAGAAAATTTAAAGATACTCCTTTTAAATTAGCTTGTACTGCCACACCTTCACCAAATGACCACATTGAATTAGGTAATCATGCCGAGTTTCTAAACGTTATGAGGTCAAAAGAAATGGTTTCAATTTTTTTCATAAATGATGCCTTTAACAAAGACCACACAATAAGTAAATGGAGACTAAAAAAACACGCTACAAAAGACTTCTGGTCTTGGGTGAGTAGTTGGTCAATTATGTTATTAAACCCTTCTGATATTGGATTTAATGGCGATAGTTACATTTTGCCTGAGTTAAATATAAAAGAGATAGAAATAGAGGTAGATAAAAAAGAAAACGGGAAATTGTTTAATGATATTTCAGTTAGTGCTACCGACTTTTATTCTGAATTACGTGTAACTCAAAATGAGCGTTGTATTGAAGTAGCCAAAATAGTTAATAACTCAAATGAAACTTTTATAATTTGGGTTAAAACAGATGATGAACAAAAAGAAATATGTGATTTAATCCCAGATGCAATATCAGTAAGTGGGAAAGATAAGAATGAACAAAAAGAAAGTAAATTACTAGGCTTTGCAAGTGGTGATTTTAGGGTTTTAGTAACAAAAACTAAAATAGCACAATTTGGATTAAACTTTCAAAATTGCAACAATCAAATATTTTTATCTTTTGACTTTAGTTTTGAAGGATTATATCAAGCTATAAGACGTAGTTGGAGATTTGGGCAAAAGAATAAAGTAAATATAATATTAGTGATAGTTGAAACAATGGGCAATGTAATACAATCAATAAAAGAAAAACAATCAAAATTCGAAAATATGCAAAAACAAATGCAAATAGCAATGAATGAGGTTCAAAAAAATGATAAAGATATAAATACGTCATTTACAGAAGAATCAGGAACTAATTGGAAATTAATAAACGGTGATAGCGTAGAATATATAAAACATATTAAAACTAGCTCGATAGACTACACTTTTTTCTCGCCACCATTCTCAGATTTATATATGTTCTCTAATGATTCACGTGATTTGAGCAATAACTCAAGCTATAAAGATTTCTTTAAACACTTTGAGTATATGATACCTGAATTATTAAGGATAACAAAAGAGGGACGTTTACTATCTATGCACTGTACGCAGTTATCTACATCAAAAGGCAAGGACGGATTTTTAGAAATAATTGATTTTAGAGGTGATTTAATTACTGCTATGAGAAAATACGGATGGCTATTCCATGCAGAAGTAGTAATTTGGAAAGACCCAAAAATTATTGCACAAAGAACTAAAAATATGCAATTATTGCACGCTACAACAAAAAGAGATTCAACTATTAATAGAATGGGTTTCCCTGACTATCTATTAACATTTAAAAAATTAGGAGACAATTTAGAACCAGTAAACCACCAAAATAACGGAATACCTTTTGAATATTGGTGTAAGATAGCTGAACCCGTATGGCTTGAAGGAGAGATTGATGCAGGAGACGTATTAAGCGTACGTGAGGCAAAAGCACAACAAGATGAAAAGCACATGACACCAACTCAAAAAGAACCAATTAAAAGGTTATTAGAATTATATACAAATCCAAATGACCTTGTATTTAGCCCTTTTAATGGAATAGGCACTGAAGGGTACGTTTCAGTAGAAAATAATAGAAGGTATTTAGGTGTTGAGTTAAAAGAAAGCTATTTCGAACTATCAGTAAAAAACTTAAAAAATGCTGAAAGTAAATTAAATCAATTAGAACTATTTTAAAACTAAAAAGGTGGGATATTAATTGTCTCACCTAAATTTAACAACATGAAAAAAACAATTACAAACAATATCGACCCAGTTAGAAGTCTATCTAAAAGGTTTACAGACTTATCTAACGTAGTTTTTATGGCGAAAAGGACACGTGACGTAGTATTATTCCAAAAAGCAAAAAAAAACGCAACAGAACTGTTTTATAGCACTTGTACGCTATGCCAAAATAACTTTATGAATCCTAAGTTTTGGAACGTTCAAACTGACTACATAAAGGAGCAAACACATAAAGTAATGAACTGTGAAAACTTCGATGAACTTTCTCTTATTAGCGAAAGTAAGTATAGGCATGACAAAGAAAAAAAGGGCAGACCAAATAAGTCCACCCTTTAATACTAAACTAAACAATCAATCAATTTCGTCTTGTAAGCACTTTACTAACTAACTTAGTGCTTTGTGTGCCACTTGGAGCAGCTAAAATTCTGTAATATTGGTAAGTGCTTGGAACTACAACAAATGCAGCCGTTTGGCTTGACACGTCTGTAATAGTGTAAGCACTCCCAATTGTAGACCATACTAAGCCATCAATACTACCTTGTAGCGTTAATGTACCAGCAGCAGTTCCACTTATTTTAGTAAGTGTACTTTGTACGGTCAAGTGAACATTAGACCCTTGTACGATACCGTATTGACTTTTAGCAGTAGCGTTAGTCAAAGTATCTGTACTTGAATGTGTTGGTGTTGAAAGTAGATAACCAACTTCGGTATATCTAATTTTCGGGCCAGTAGGTGCTTGAGCAAATGAACTAAAAAAGCCAAATGTAAGCAAAAGTAAACTAAAAAGTTTTTTCATGATAATAAAAAATAAGTTAAAAAATATAATTATATTTGTTCGGGATTAGACGTTATAATTTAAATCGCCTCGATTATTTCGGGGCTTTTTTTATTTTATTACTTCATTTGTTTCGCAGTCAATTAGCTGCCATTTCTTTTTCTTTAAAAATCCATCCCTTACCTCGGCTTTGCAAGGTGCAACCTCAATAAAATGGTCTATCGTACTATTCAATTCTTTGTTATCCTTTTCTAAAGTTATTTTCCTTTTGTTTAATTCGTCTATTGTTTTTTGTAAGTCTTCTATCAATCCTCTATTTAATATCCTTTCGTTGTTTAGTTGTGTGTTCAATGAATCGTTTGCAATCTGAATAAAAGTATTATCTGCTACCACCATTTCATATTCTTTCTGTAACATTATAACCGCCTTATTACTAAACGCTATTTTATCCCACGTGGCGAAGTATAATTTCCTACCAAAGTAAATACTTAACCCAGCTAAGATAATCAAACCTACCCACCTTAAAACATACTTATTCAATAACATCTTTATCATCTTTATTTTTTTTTATATATTTCAAAACTTGTATAATTGTCATAGTTATATAATACAGCGACATAAAAATAACAACTGGTAAATAATCAACATTATTGTTAATTATCAATAAAGGCAAAAAAGCTAAAATATTAAAAAAAGCGTTTAAAATATATAAACATACAGAGGCTATTTTAATCTCCATTTTATAAGTGAATTTATAATTATAACAAACAACGAGCATACCAATCCAATCCAAAACACACTTGTATTAGTAAACATAGGCTCGTTATTTACTAACTTATCAATTCTGTAAAATATCCGTGTACAAACTGAAAATGAAGCTAAAAAAAGAATAGTTTTTAATAATTTATCACGCTCATAAAACCATAAGTAAGTAATTAAAACAAACTCTATAATTAATCTTGAAAAATGGTATATATGCTCAAAATACTTTTCTCCATTATAAAATGTAGCTTGTAAACCCCATTCTAAAATAGATATTATTAAAAATACTGCTAATATGGTTTTTCTTGTTTTCAATTTCCTCCTCCTCCGCTGTTTACATCTCCACCATCTGCAAATGTTTTTAAATCAGTTTTTACATCTTCTTCTTTATCTTTGTCTAAGTATTTAGATATTTCTTTAGGTAAAGTTATCCCTAAATTACCTAATATACTTTTAACGTCTGAACTAATTAAAAGAGAATAAACTAAGTATTTAATATAAAATCCATACTCCATTACTCTACCTTCTACTTCTAATTTTAAAAAAACGTGCATTGCAGAAACAAAAATAAAGTATTTAAGCAATTTTAAAGTAAACTTTTCTACTAACTTTTTAAACTCAAAAGGTTTTTTATTGTCCCATAAATAATAAAACTTAGATAATACATCTAAAACTACAACTACACCCAAGAACATAAGATAGTTGAAGTCCGAGAATATGTATTTTTGAAATACCTCTGTAAATATAACAGTAGCTAAAAAAGGTGATAATTTCCCAACCCATAAAACTACATCAGGAAATATTTCTTCTGTAAAATCAGATATTAAGTCGTTTAATAGTGTTTTCATATAATTATTTTTTTCATATACACAAATTTAATTATTTTATTGACAATTTTAATATTCTTTCAAATTCCTTTGCATAATCCGCTATCAACTCTCTTTTATCTTTTCCGTTTATAACATACCTCATTAAAGTATAGTTTGCTTTTCCATCTTTGATATAATCAGATAATTTTTTCTTAGTAAATATACCCTCCTTACATCCTATAATTAGTATTTTAAAAGAAGTATTATAATCTAAAGCTAAGTCAGGTTTATTAACTAAGTCTAGTCCTAACCTTTTAGAGAAATATTCATAGTTAAACTTCCATGTGAGTTGGACAAATCCTCTTCCGAAGAACGGATAATAGCGAAAATTACGCTTTCTCCACTCTTCTGTTTTCCAAAATGCCTCTATAACAGGTTCAAATGTTTGTGCTGTTTCGTGGTATACAGTAGCTAAAACATACGCCCATTCTTGCAAAGAAAAGTAATGGAAATATCCGTTTAAATTGTCAATAAATAAATCAATCGCATTAACTTCTTTTTGTGTTAATGTTTTATCGAGTTTTACCCGATATTCTTTAAAAAAAATAGCTTTATTTATCATAAAAAAAAGGGGCTAAGATTACCTTAACCCCTAAGTTAAATTATGGTGTAACTCCGTTATCTACTTTGTAGTGGAATATCCCAGTAGTTCCATCCGCATCCGCTGGAGCAGTTACGAAATTATACTGTAAAGAAGGCAAGAAAGTAACAGAAGGTAAAAACGCATCATCAGCACAATCAACCTCTTTTACTCTAAAATCAAATGTCATTCTTGGGTTAATTCCTTGTGCAATACAGTTTGCATCTGAAATTCTCATAGAAGGCTCAACGATTGAAATTTTACCAAATTCAGTATTAGCAATTTTTGAAGAACCATTTGCTAACTGTACATTTCTCCACTTATCAACGGCAAGCATAACGAAAGTCTCAGGATAACATACTATAATATTACCGCCTTCGTCATCACCTCCAATAGCTTCGCTCAATTTATCTGAGAAGTAAACTTCATATTGTTGGTTAATTAATCTTGAGTAATCAACCCCAGCATCTGAACAACATACACTACCACACATCAACTCAAACCAATTTAATACATCCGTAGAATCTGTTATGATAATCGGTCTACCTTGCATCTTGTTTTTACGTGTAAGGTTTACTAATTCTTGTTTAAAGAATCTTAACGGACCTTGTTGTGCATCGTCCATATTAAACAATTTCACATCTTGAGCGTCAGCAGTTCCGTAAATCTTATTAACACCAATACCAGCGATTAAAGTATCTGCCGCTACTGATTCCACCCCTACCAAGATATTACGTATCTTGTCTGTAAGTTCGCCATTGATAGTGTTCTTAAACTTTCCACTAACAGGAGAGTTAATACCTCTTGTAGCAGCATAAGAACCATTCATAGCGTCTAATTCATCACATATCATATTTATAGACGCCTCATTGATAGAGAATCCATCTTCAAGATATTTGTTAATTAGATAAGTATCTTCATACTTAGTAGCTAATTGACCTGTTGCAGAACATGAAGGAGAAGTTTTCAACTCATTGTCTGCCGCTGGTTTTCTCCATTCAATTTTTACAGTAGGTACGGTATTACCTCCTACTACTGTATGGGATACAGTTCCGTTAGAACGTTCTGGATATAATGCATTTAGTATTCTTGCATTTTGTGGGCTTAACGCCGCTTTAATTAGACCTATTTCGGTCATGTTTATACCTCCTGCTAATACCGAAGGTTCTAAACCGCTTACTATTTTAACGCAAGCTCCTATTGCTTTTTCTGTTGCCATTTTAATTTTTTAATATTATAGCAACTCAAAATATCATCACATCCCGTTTAATGCTTTAGTTCTTTGTATTGCAGCATTTAAGTCAAAACCTTGAACTTGCGAAGGGTCAGCGATAACACCCTGAGGTGCTGGTTCACTTTTCTTTTTGTAATCGTACTTGTCTATAACGCTTGCAATAACCCAATCAAAGTCTGTTTTATCCTTTGTTTTAGTTAAATATGGCGTTTTAGAATCTTTGTTTAAAACTTCATTAGTTTCAAAATCAATTTCAATTCCACCTTCATTTAAGAATGAATTTAAATCCGCTTTGAAGTTTTCGGCAAAATGTCTTTGCGTCTTAAACTCTTCCGCTATGTCAGTTCTTGACTTTAATCTCGAAGTTAAATCTTTTTCAAACAGTTGTTTTTTATGATTTGCAATAATGCCTTGTTTCTCTTCCTCAAACTTAGTTTGAGCGTCTTTAAACTCTTTTGTTAATTTAGTTATTTCCGCTCTTAGCGTTTTTTCTAAATCTACATCACCGTTTTTAGTTGCAGTCTTTAATTTAGATTTCAATATTTCTACTGATTTCCTTAATTTTGGTGCTGTTTGCTTTTCTCCTTTGATTAGGTCAAGTTCTGAATCTTCCATTCCTTCGCCTAATATCTCAAGAATCATTGCATCTACACCGTTTAGATATTCTGCCTTTACGGTTTTAGCAATCTTTGGTTTTAGTTCAGCTTCCGCAGTTTCTAAATTATGAAGGTTAGATAATACTTCCGTATAATCGTCTTCGTCAATTTCTATTCCTGCAATATCAGCATTATCTAATACCGCCTTGATTGTTTTTCTCTGCTCTACGTCTACATTTGCACGTTTTAGTATTGCAGTCATGAGGTTTGCTAAGTTTTTAGCCATTGTTTTAAATTTTTTGTTTTGTAAATTAATACCGTTTGTTTTGATATTGCTATCCTATGTTTCAAATATAATTGAAAATATTGATATTTCAATTTATATAGTTTCTTCTTTTTCTTTTTCTGCTTTTGCTGGTCTCCCTGCTTTCTTAGTTTCTTCTTGCAAAACGTAAACTGTTCTCATTACAGAACCGTATTTTTCCGTAGTTTTATAAGCATCTCCAAGTATTTTAAATGCTGGCTTTGCTTTGTTTGCTTTAATTGCCTTAGCGGCTAATCTTTCAGCATAATCTTTATTTAAAACCCTTTTTTTAACAGTTTCTTGTGTAATCACTTTGCCTGTTTCTTCGTCTACGTATCCATCTGTAATTATGTCCTCACAGATAACTAATCCTTCTACTTTTTTCATTTTCTTCTACGTTTAAATGTTTGTTTTGTTTCTAATTGTTCAGATTCTTCTTCGTTGGCTTCCTCAACTTCTATAATATCCTCAATAACTTCTTCGATAACTTTCGGATATTCTAATTCAATGCCATTTTGCTTTATAAACGATTTATTTTCGTTTACCCATGCTTCATTTACCATAAAAAAAGTCCTTTGGGCTTTCTTTAAAACTTGCTTATTCCAAGCGATAATATTATTTTTCATTTCCTTTTAAATAGTTATAAGCCGACTTACTTATCGGTCTTAGTGTATGTCTGCAATTATATCCCCCTCTGTAATAAAAGATACTGTTTTTATCTGTTCCAACTATCTTGCCTTGCCAAACTAAATCAGCCCAACTTTGAGCCTCTTCTTTTGTAAACGCTTTCCCATATCTGGCAATACAAAAAGACCTACTTGTTTTCATCTTAGTACCCGAATAATAGTAATATTTAATATTCAAGTCTGCCGATATTTGCATCTGATAGTTAGATGTAATTTGATAAAGTGAATCAGTAGTTACTTGTTCAACATATCTTTGCGTTATATTATTTTTTTCGAAATATTCTTTTATAAACTCTTTCAGCTTTTTATGCGAAATTCCGCTATTGTTTAAAGTGTATATTTTATCTACAATCGGATTAACAATATATTGACTTACTCCTGCACCTACTAAGCTTTCTTTTAAAAAAAGAATTGATTCTTTGTATATTTCTTTATAAAGCAACTTGTCGTATTTTGTGCTTAACAAACTAAAATACTCATTTGATATAGTTACTAATTCTTTATACTCAACAATCAAAGTTTTATAGGCTTCAAACAATACACCTTTTACAATACTACTTTCTAATTCTGCCCTAAATTTATTTATCAGCTTATTCCTTTCTAACCTTTTAGTTAAGTCATTTTCTCGACCTAAGGTATCAATAAAATCTAAAACTAATTCTTCAATTTCTTTGCTTACTTTTGTTTTATACGAATCAACAAACTTAGCTACTAAACTTTCAAGCTTTAAATCAATCTGTTCTAATATTTCAATCTCACTTTTAGGCATTATTTAAAACTGGCAAAGTAGGTAAACTTGGCTTATTACTAATTAATTCATTTGCATATTGTTTTAACTTTTCGAATTTAAATGTCTCATCACGTTCAAACCATTTAGAATCTTCGCGCATTGCCCTGTCTATAAATCCTTTAAAGTTAGCACCTATTATTGCATCAACTTCCGAAACTAAGCTAAATCCGCTTGTGCTACCTCCGCCATAAACTGTTAGTATTTCGTCAAATGTTTTACCAAAGAAAGGATTTAAATTTGTTTCGTCTATAAGTGTTAAAGTCTCTCTTGACTTATCACCGAATACTAACTTAGAATATTTAACCTCTAACCCTGCTATTGTCTCTTTACTTGCTCCCGATTCATAAGCCGATTTGATTTCTTCTAAAATCATTTCAGGACTCATCACATCGAAATTAACAGGTGTTGTTATTTCGGGTATTCTATTATTTTTGTCGTTAAAAATGCCAAATAATTGAGCATCAATATAGCGATATATATTCAAACAAATATTTTCTACTATATGCCTACCTGCTGAATATATCTTTTGTGTGTATTCTAATCTATTGTATTGCTTAGATATTCCGCTCTCAGCCGTATTTATTTCACGTTTTCTTAATACGCCAAAATCAATACTTTCATAAGCCGCATCTATATTTTCGTTATAGCTTGATTTTAATTCTTTTAATGCGTCAATGCTTCTTTGGACAACACCCCCTGGACTTGAAAAAGGAAAGGACTTTGCCCCTTGCAAAAACTTATCTTCAAACATATCTACTTCTAATATGTCTAAAGCACCCCAAGTAGTAACTCCTTTACCGTTGCAAACGTCACATTCTATTTTGCCGTTTAGAGTTGTTAGCACCTTTTCACCTTTGCAATTTTTGCATTTTTTAGGTGACATCCTCCACTCTAAAGTATGTATATGGTGTACTAATTCTATTTCAATATCAGAACTTCTTGCAATTGCTTTTTTAAAGTCTGTCAAAGCATTTGTAACAACCGAACTAAATAACTGCTCCCCTTTGCTGTTTTCTTTTTCTATGTATAAACCAATTTTAAACGCTGGCATTTCACCGCAAAAATGTGGAATACCACCTATAAATTCAAGTTCTTGTGTTAGCTTATCTGTTTGCTTGAATATCCAATAATTAGTATCGTCTACCAAATAAAATATATCCCTATTCGTCTGTAACGTGTTTTTTTCTCGTAATAAGCAATATCTACCTTTTTCAAATAAAAGTACGTCTTTTGAATCGAATATATAAGGATAAGGCTTATATCCTTCTGTTGTTCTTTGTGGTGGGTTCTTATCTAATACAACTAAGACCGCATTAGGGTCTTGTACGTACTTATTAACGCCTAATGTGAATACGTAATTAATTAAATTACCGTACCCATTAAATCCTTTTTCACAATAATCTCTTAGCTTATTTTCTCCGTTTTCAGAAGTAGGGTAATTAACGCTAAAGCCTTCTGATTGCTCTATCTTTGTATGTTTATCTGTTATTCTACTTAAATGCCCTTTAACTGGGTTTTGATAAACCTTTTCTCTATAATCCTTATCTTTTTTAGTTTCATTAGGACGCAAGACCTTAAGAAACGAAGGATATTCATCTCCGAACACCTCGGCTATGTCAGCCGCTATTATAGCAGATTCATCATAGTAAAAATGTCTTTGATTCTTATCATTAAGTTTCTTAAGAATCTCTTTAATTTCGTCCTCTTGTAACATTAAAAGTTAATTAAGCTGTTTTAGTAACTAATTCAAGACAATATTCGCCAAGTACACCAGCATCGCTAATTGCAACAACTCTGTATTTTTTGCGTGTATTTGCCAACTGTGCCGTAACGGTAACTAATCCCGTAATAGGGTTAATTTGTGCCGTGTCAGAACCTCCTACGGTTGCTTTTGAACAATCAGCATGCAACTGCCATGTTAGGCATGACGTTTGACCTGTGACCGCAAATTGTAAGGTAGTTGTAAGCGTTCCTGTTGCTACCGCTGCATAAACATTACAGTTAGCAGAACAAGTACCTTTTACTAAATCGTCTGTATCAATAGTAGGGTCGGCAATAGTCAATTTAGTATATCCTTCAAGTTTACTTGCATCAACCCCAATATAAGGAACTGGCTCGCCATCACCAAGATATTTAACATCAAAACCACCTGTGATTATTTCCGCTGCATTTCCTGTAATTTCAGAACCTACATTATGGAAAATCAAAGATTTGTTTTCTACAATATGTACATAGTTTTCAGTCCAATATACTAAGTCGTAATTGGCTTTATTTTCTCTTAACCAGTTAAACCATTTTGTAGTTTGGGTAGAGTAAAAATACTCATACATGAAGCTTAACATAATTCCTACCTCGCCAGTTGGTTTAGGGTCTAAGTCTAGTCCAAATGTTTGAGAAGAAACTTTCTCGTCTGGCTTAGCTTTCTTTCCATTAATTTTGCCTTTTGGAAAATAAAATGCTTTTCCAGATAATTGTAATGCTCTAACAATATCTACTACATCGTTTGGGTCAGTAGTTCCATCCGAAATTAACGCCTCTGTTACGTCTTCGGCTGCAAGTTCTCCACGATTAACCAATGCTACTGCAATTATATTGCTTTTCTCGCTCTTAGGCGTTGCAATAAAACTTTCAAATAACGGTGCTTCGTCAGAACAAGCCATCAATAGATTTAATGTACTCATTTTTTTCTTTTTTTTAAATTTAAAAATATATAGTTTTTTTGCCGAAAACTCTCTTTAATATGTGCCACAATTACTACCTATCGACTGCGAACAATTATAATAAGATATTGCTCTACAACATCTAGTTGTTTGTAATCCTTGTGGTAAACTATATGGCCCATAAGTTATGCCATCCGAACAATCTACATAGCTATACGTGCCACCTCCAACTAATCCAGTAAGTGTATATGTCTTACAACTTCTGTCAATAGTCGGGCATCCTGTTTCAGAACCTACCAAACTAACAGCACCAACATAAGCGACCGCACTTGTTTGAGTTGTTCCGTTATAGTAATAATTATTTCCGCTTGAATCTGAAACTCTTTGATTCAAAGTACTTAATACCGTTTCTGTTTGGTAAGTCAAACCATTTGAACAACTTACAATATTATAAAATGTCGTAATTTCACTTGGTGGTTCTTCTATGCAGTTAGGTAATACACCACCGCAATAGATACAGTCTTCTTGTGCTAATACTCCTGCATAAACGCCCCCATCTCCATCGTAAACTTGTCTATAAAAGTCAGATTCAACACAAACTAATCTGCCGTTTAATTGGCCTGCTGGTCTATTATATGCACTTTCTATGCAATAATTAGCTATTCTCGAAGCATAAACAGAACATGACCTTGTATTACAGTTATCTGTAACAATCTCAGCCCAAACTTCATCGCCAAAAGCTAAAGGCTCTATTAATTCTATATAACAAACTCCGTTTTCTATTGTGCCTACTTCACCAGTATTTAAACGCACTTCAATTCCATCAGCTCCGCTCGCTCCTACTAAAATAAAGTTTGAGCCTTCCGTGGCAAAACCTATAATTTTAGGCGTGACGCATTTAGCTAATTCAATCGAATAAACTTCTAAATCTAATGTTAATGTATGTATTTCACTCATTAAGGTACTTCTTCACAATTAGGTAAAACACCGCCACAATATATACAATCCTCTTGAATTAAACTCCCTAACCTTTCGTTTCCTAATCCATCAAATTCTAAGTTATAAAGGTCTATTCCAACGCAAATAAACTCACCTGTTAATGTTCCTTCTGGCAAATGATTTTCAGCTAAAACACAACCGTAATAACCTGCATAAGATTTGCCAACCGTATAGATACATGATTCTGTTTTACATAGTTCTGTATCTATTCTAACGCTTATTAACTGGTTATATACTAAAGCATCATTTAACTTTATTAACGCTTTATAATCTTTTACTTTCCCATACTCTCCTGTGCTTGAATATATTTTAACGCCATCAGGTATGCCAATAGCAGAAACTAAAAGATAATTACTACCTTCTTCGCCACCTGCTATTATATCAGGCTTAATGCAAGTAAAATCTACGAGGTCGAAACTGTTTTCAAACTCGAAGGTAACTTCTTCAAAAGGTGTAATCTCGTAATACAGCATTATAAAATATAAATATTATCGCCTACTCTCATTAATTCAACACTTCCTACGTTTTCAGTTGTTAAACTACTAAATTCCCATAACGCCATACCATCACTACCTCCGCCATATCCTAAAAACTTATAATTAGTTTCGTCTGGTATTTGTAAAATATCAATAGATATAGCTGTAGACTCTTCTACACCATCACTAGGGTTACTTGCATTCGTTACCTTGAAAATCTCATTTTCTGGGAATAAGCTCATATTTATCTTTAACTCCACAACAGAATCAGTACCCCCACGAAATTGTTTTATAATTATATGTCTAGCCGTTTCTGAATCATTAGGTATTGTTACAATCTGATTACCGTCGCTTGTTGGTGCAAAATAGTACGGTGAAGGCTGTTTAGTGTTTGTTATTCCATTAGCTTTGAACCCAATACCATCTACATAAATCCATAATTCATTGTTATTTTTTTGCTCAAATGTAAAAGTAGGCTTACCTGCTATAATCTCATAACTAGCTATGCCACGACTTGAAGGAATAGAATATAAAGAATCATTAATTTCTTCAACCTGACCAGTAAAATACCCTAATGCAATTACAATATCAGCATTAACGCCATCTTTTATTATTACTTTTTCTATAATGTTCATAGTATATAAATATTATCGCCTACTCTCATTAATCTAATACTATAAGAATGATTCCCAAAATTACCATCTTTTACCTCTAAAGTTATATTTCCATATTCAGAAAGATAACCAATAAACTGTCCATCATGTACCAATACTAATTCAACACTATTTATTGTATCTGATATTCCAAAAGGGCTACTTGCATTTATTATTGTATAAACCTCATTTTCTGGCAATGTTCTATTATCAATATATACAGTATAAGCATTATTATTACTATACCTTTTTATAATTATATCTTTAGAAATACCAGTAGCTGAAGGTATATCTAAATCTTTATTTCCTATACTATCAGGTGCGAATAAAAAAGGTGTCGGTTGTTTACTATTCGTAACTCCGTTTGCCTTAGTGCCTAATCCATCTACATAAACCCATAATTCATTATTCCCGAAAGGCGTGAAGTTAAATGTAGGCTTACCTCCGCTAATAGTATAATTAATCACCCCACGACTTGCCGATAATGAAGATACTGCGGAATTAACCTCACTAACTTGATTGGTAAAATACCCTAAGTCTATAGTTACATCTGCATTTATTCCATCCTTTACGACTATTTTGTCGATAATATTCATTACAATAAAATTATGATTATGAAAATAGATTTGTGCTGATTGCACCAATTTTTGAAGATTTGTAACAATTAGAGGCTGTTACCTATGCCAAAGATAATAAAAAAAATATTAATAAAACAATAAATTACTAATTGTGTTTTCTTGCTCTGTTAATTCTCCGTTTGCTACTCTTAAATCTTTTGCTCCGTTTCTATTTTGGTCTACTCCGTATTCACCCACAAATTTATATTTTTTGCCGTTAATAACAACCAAATCGCACTTTAATATCTTTACAATTTCCTCATGTAAATTAGTCTCAATTGCTTTTGTTACAAATTGTCTTTTGTTCGTTATTACTGTTTTACCTCTTACTATTTCGCCATTTGTATTTTCGCTTATATTTTCAACAATAAAAGGAACTTTGTCTTTTAAAAATATTGGTAATCTAATTTGGAAAACTTCGCTTGTGTCGAACTCAATTCCATAAGCATCACTATTATTAGAAAATTTAACTTCTTCGCCTTCTACATCGCTTAAAACCTCAAATAAAGTAGTATATGCAACATCTTGACCGTAACTATTGGTAAACACTCCCATATATTTACCTTGCCTTTTTGCTTCAAACTCTAATACTAATCCTTTTTTGTTCGTACATACTACTGTACTACTGTTTAATCTTGTTTTTAATAGGTTATTTGAATCTCTGAAATAGCCAACATTTACATAAGCATCTAATGTTGCCCCAGACTTTATATAATAATCAAAAGTATCGCTATTTGCTCCGTATAAGTTGTAGGCTACGTCTAAACTTGTTTCGCCATCTCTTGCATCGTAGGTAAGCCCATTTAAATAGTATCTATTGCCTTTCACTACATCGTTACAGATAGTAATAGAATATTTATCCATATCTTGCGTAGGTGTGTGTTTCGCTGCTTCATAGGTAAAAATTGGGCTATTTGTATTGGGTACAATTCTAAACCCAGCTAAAGTGCTTTGATATATATTCGCTCCTTTTTCTGTTCTAAACTTACCACTATAAGCATTAAAAAAAGCGTCTACGGTTGTTTGTGTGTCACTTTCAGAAACTACTATTTCAGTATCGTTTATCTTAAAAATATTACCTGCTCTAACATCATAACTATTTACAATATAATAATCATATGTATCGTCAGAAGTATCATAAGTAACCAATAATTTAGGCTTGTTGGTATTAGTTACTTTTCTATTCCCAAGTTCAAAGTCTAAATCTATTGTAGTCGTATTTGGTACGCAATAATATAAATCTTCACCTTGTATTTTAGTTCTTAAATCATCTTGTGTTTCTCCTTCTGATATAACGTAATTCGTGCCGTTTAGCTTTATTATGTTCCCTGCCATGAAGTTTTTGAACTTCAAAATATAGCAAGTTTGTCCAATCACTTCTAAAGTTTCTACAAAAGTTTTTGTTATACATGGCTTATTAGTGTTTGTTTTTGCGTACTTACCTAATTCTATACTTACAGTTTTTCCACACCTTAAACATTCATCTGTTTGGGTAAACTTAATAATATTTCCAATAGATTCTACTTCCCACCCTTGTATTTTTGAATAATGTTCTACTATTAAAGAAATATATTCTTGCAAAGTGTTAGCTGATTTTCTAAATGTTTTACCTATTTGTTCGCCATCCACAAATACAGCAAATTGTTTAGACCCAGTTGAGTCAAATTCTAATATTCTAAACGAGAAAGTACCTTTTACATTTGATGTATAAGGCCTTATCCTTGCGTTGTTTGCTTCTGATTCAATAGGTACGCATCTATTTTTCTCAACCTTATAAAGTTTGAAGTTGTAAACACCATCTATTAATATATCGTTATATGGAATAGGATATTTAACCACATCCCCAACTTTGGATATGTACTTATTTGCTTCTACTTGTTTTTTAAATATACCTATCATATTTTCTAATTTTGAAAAATAAAAACACTACTATTTAATATTTTTTTATCTACTTCCTTTATAGTTAATCTAGTTATAAACTCTGTACTACCAGTAGAAATTATAGTCCCAGTTATTTCTCCTTTATTATTAACTCTTGGACTTATACTTGATATTTCATAAAAATAAACAATTCTTTCTAATAAGTCTTCCTCAAATAAATCATCTCCTATTTCTTCCCTGTCTTTTGTGCTTAATTCTGGGTTATGGAATAAACATTTAATTTCTATTTTTTTATAATTCATATTAATTCGCCTTTAACCGTTACAAATCCAAGTCCATTTTGTTGCAAAGATAACGTCATTTCTGCAATTCTTATATTTTTATTCTCGTCTAAAGTATAAAGATAAGCATTAACTCTATCTTTAAAATCACTAAAACTTAATTGAGCATTAAAATTTACATTCATTGGTATAATTTGCCCTAAATTATACCCTTCTAAATCGCTATTGCCGTTTATTATTGCTGAATAGTTACCTTCACCGCTTGCAAAAGTAATTTCCCCTAAATGCCTTAATTTCCTTTCGTTGTTAAGTAATATATTAGTAGGTGCATATTTGAAATTATTAACTCCACCATTTGCAATTACGTTGCTGATAGGATTATAATTTTGGCTACTTTCGGGTAAATCATTTTCAATCGCAATTAAAAATAAATTCTCGTCAAATTTATGGTCTTTTGTTTTTTCTACGCTATCAAATTGGTATCTTCTTTGTTCCTCAACTATAAAACCGCTTGTGATAAAATCACTAACTAGATTTAATTCTCTACTTCCGTAACTTAATGATGTTTCAAAAGTTCTTATTGAGTTAAATTCAGCCCCTTTTATTTTCCCTTCACTTTGCCATGTAGAATAACCAACCTTAACCGAACTATATAACCTATCTATATCCACACTTTCGTAATAGTCGTTTACATCAGATTCTAATACTTCCGAATCTAAACCATTTAATCCAACTTTTTCTACTTTAAAAGTAGACCCTATTAAGTTAGCTTCTAAATCATAAAGTTTGCTAAATTCCGCAATAAGATAAGTTAAACTTAGATTTAAATCTGTATTGTAGTTTCTTATGTTGTTACCGTTTGTTATAAAATCATTTGACCCTTGCCCACTTTTTAAAAAAATAGATTCAAAAGTAATAGAACTGTCAATTTTTGCTAATACATTTTTAAACGCATCAAAAGCCATTATCCCATAGCATTCTGAATCTTCTATTTCTTCGCTCGGATTTTCGTAAATCTGTAAATATGAGGATGTCGAAAAATTAAATTCAAAACCTGTTGATAATGTACTATCATGCAAATAAAATGCAACACTTCCCCCCTCTACTAATTCAACTGTTCTACTTATTATTATTTGTCTATCTATTAAACTCCCGGTATGTACATAGCTTGCTAAATCCGTTGTGGTAGTTCCTCCACTTTCTACAATCATTCTAAAAGTGTAATCTTTAGTGCTATTTTCACTCCATGCAATTACACCGCTGATATGTACTTTTGTTGCCTTTGTAGCAATAAAAAACACTCCATTCGATATACTTGAAACTTGCATACCTTCTACTTTATTATCTGGGTTTAAAGGCACACCTAGATTTAAATGAACGCCCGATGCAGTAGTTTTAAAAAGCGTTCTATCGCCTATTTCGTAAATACCCCCGCTTGAATAATCTTTTTTTGTTAGATTTATTTTTTTTGTTGGTGCAATAGAATATTCAATGTCACGTTTAGAGTTTACAATGTCGCCTAAAGTATCATTTGAAACCGAACATTCTATAAATTGACCTTCACGAATTATATAACTTGATAAATCTAATTTACCAGAAAATATTAAGTCGGATTGATAGTAAATATCTATTAACACTTCGCCTAATATTCCCCTTTGTATTATCTCTTGTTTAATTATATTTAGCGAAATTTCATCAAAGAAACTTAAACCTCCTTTTTGTTGTACTAAACCATAGTCGCCAACTACAAAACCATTAAAAATATCGCTTCTATCTTTAATGAATTGTAGGTTTGTAAATCCTTCTGGCTCTATTACCTCCGTACCGTTTAAAAATATTCTGTACATTATTTTAGCCTTTTAGATTTAAATATTGTTATAGAGTTTCCTTTTTGCTCGTATCTTGTTAATCCGTTTTCATCTAAGTTAAATGTCTGAATAGGTAGTTTACTTAATACTTTTTCTAAGTTATCTAGTTTGTCTACTACTGGATTAACATTCATATTCAAAAGGTATTGCATAGCGTTTCGCTCTTCTATTTTACCTGCAATACTTGGCTTAATCGTTAGACTTGGCATATCGTTTAAAAGTGACTTGTAATTAATAGCGTAGTTGATTGCACTTTCATTCGTTAGCCCTGCTTTTATTTTTTTAGCGTTTAACGGTGCATTTATAATACCTTCGCCATATTCAATCTTAGCAAGTATTTTGTCGTAACCCTTTTCGCCTTGCACAAATTCAGTACCTGAGTGAAAACCAGGTAAGTTTATTCCTTTGTCTTTTAGCTTTTCACCTACTCGTATTTCAACATCCGATTTACTTCCATCAATTAAAGATTTTAAATAGATTATTCTTTGCATCGCAGCCTCAAACTCTGCCGCTGTTATTAACCCATCATCATAGGCTTTTTTTGCAGCGGCTTGCATTTCTGCATATCCATTCGTAATTACGTCTTTTAGCTTATTGAATGAATCCGCAATAGCTGCATCTTTTTCAGTTGCTAATAATACTAAGACATCATTATACCTTTTATTCTCAGCTTCTAAAGATAAGTTTTTGTTTGTTTCAGCCGTTTGTAATTCTAAGTTTCTTGAAGTATTTCTAGCTAATTCTTCTGCCGTATATTTTATAGATAATTCATTTAAATCGTCTTTCCCTTTTTGAATTATTGCATCTGTTTCAGAATAAGTTTTTCTCTTTTGGTCTTCACTTGAAAATATAAATTCTAATTCAGTAGTAAGCCAACTTTCAACCCTAGCTAATTGCTCGTCACGTGCTTTAATAGCTGCATTTATCCCAGCAACTTCCGCTTCGCTCATGTCTTCTGTAATAGGCTTTATCTGGCTTGCGTAGGTATCATATATAAATTTCCTTTTATTTAAATACTCTATATTAAGGCTTGCCTTGCTATCTTCGTTTGTTACATAAGATAGCAGATCTTGGTTCATTAATTCACTAATTGCTAACGAATCAGCCGTAAACCTTAAGTTTGCTTTTAGATTTAAATAATCATACTTACTATTAATTGCATCAATTTCAGCTGCTAATTGAGATTGTATATTACTAATTACTTTACTGTGGTAGTCGTTTTCCTCGCTTACTGATAGATTATACTTTTCTTTTATCTTATTTGCCGCATCAATTTGAGTTTTAATAATAAGTTCCGCACCAGATAAAGTATTATCATTTAATTCAGCAGAAGAGTTTACCAAGCCATCAAACGATTCTTTTATTGCGTCTGAATATTGAGATATTAACCCAAATGATTCTGCAAACTTCTGCAAAAAGTCCTCACGCTTAATATTATCTAATGTTTTATTAAATCCTATTGTTACATCCCAAATGTTTTTGTAATAGCCAAAAAGACCTTGAGCCGCACCCACTAAATCACCTTTCATTAAAGCTGCCGCACCTTTTACGTTAGAACTAAAAGCGTCTGTTATTTTACCGCCTACTACTAATGATTCTTTCTCCGCTAAACTACTTGAGTTAGATAGTTTTTCATTTAACATAGATGATAGCTTATCTAATGAATCTGAAACAAAATTTAAAGCTGATTCTATATACTTAGCAATTAACTCTTGATTGTCTTTTACCGCTTTAGATAAGGCTTTTAATTCATCTGCATTTAATTGCGATAATTCTTTCCCGAATAATTGCTGTGATAACTTTTCGTTGCTTCTAAAAGCATTCCTAGCTTTCTTTAATTCTCCTAAAGTTCTATTCTCTAATATTACAGTTTGATTTTTAATATCAGATTCTTCTTTTAAAGTATCTGATGCGTCTTTTATCCTATCGTCATTTAACTTAGTTAACAGCTTGTTTAAATCTTCTTTTAACTCAGAAATTTCTTCTTTTAATCTATATTCTGATTCTAAGTCTAATATGCCAGCACTTTTTAATCTTGCATACTCGCTCTCTTTTACCCTTAATCTATCCTCCGTGTTTTTTATTAATCTATCTAATGCCCTTTTTGCATATTTTTGTTCAATAGCTTCAATCTCATCTAAACTTTTTGCCTTTCTTATTTCAGATAGCTTATTAGAAGATTCTATATACAAAAACTGAGCATCAAGTTCTTTTCTTAGTTGTGCATAAAGTTTCTCTTTTGCTTTTACTTCATTGTCGTCAGCAGATTCTATTGCTTTTAAATATGAACGAAAAGATTTATCTGCAATCTTTAATTGGTTTTCATAGTGTTTCTCTATATCTTTCTCATTCTTTAAAAGTGCCTTAGCTAATTGTTTGTCTCTTTTATCTTGTTCAGCTTTTTCTTTCTTGGTTTGACCTTCCTCTTTCACCTCAACCTTTTTAAGTTGGCTATCTAAATTGTAATTAACAGTTTTAGTTAGCTTTTCTGAATATGCAGCTAAATCTTCATTTGCCTTTTGGGTGTTTATAACTAAAGACTTTTTCTTATCTATTAACTTCTGTATCTTCTCCGCTTCTGAATCGTATGCTTGCACATATCCTGCCGTACCAGTCACCATGTAAGTCTTATTAGTACTTGCATTTGCTAATTGGTTTTCTAACAATATTTGTTCTTTAATAGCCTTTGTTGCTATTTCATTATTATACTTAATTTTTACCTCGTTTTCTAATAACTTAGCCCTTGTAACAAAATCTTGATTAGTTAGTCTAATTACTTTACCTAAGTTGCTTTCTGCATCTGATAAGCTATTAATGCCTTTTAGTTGCTCTGGAAATTTGTCTTTTAGTATGTTTAACTTTTTAATCCTTTCGTCTTTTTGCAAGTTGGTATCTAATACCGACTTAGCTAAACTATTAAATTCGTTCTTTTCTAATACCAAATCAGGTAAAGCATCAGCCACTAACTTATTTAGTTTACCTTGTGCTTCTATTAAGTTATCTTGTGCATCCTTATAATTTAAAAGCATTGTAATAGCTGCAACACCTGCCACCATTAGTAATCCCCAAGGTGAAGCAGCCAAAGCCGCATTAAATCTTGTAGCTGCTGCTGCCGCTGCATTTTCGGCTACTGTTAATTCTATTGTAGTTGCAGTTGCCGCTTGTTTTGCTAATATCTCTCTACCAAGGTTTATTAATTTAACTTGGTCTACTATATTCGCTCTTATCTTATTTGCAGTATATAAAGCAAAAACAGTAATAGCAGACTTTACAACGTTTACTATCTTTTCAAAGTTATCTGCAACATAATTAGCCATTTTTGCCATTTTGTCGCTTATGCCTAAACTTTCATTTTGCTTAACTATCCATGCAGTCATAGAGTTGTATGCTCTATTTGACGCACCAGTCCACGTATTAACGTTGTTTTGTGCCGTTGCTCCGTATAGGTTATTTAACTCGTTGGCAAATTTAGGCAATACATCAGCTGCTAATACTTTCCCTTGTTCTAATAGCTTGTTTAATCCAGTTTCAGAAACGCCCATAGCCTTTGCCATAATACCAAAAGCACCAGGCAAAGCTTCGCCAAGTTGCCCTCTCAACTCTTCTGCCGCTACATTTCCTTTTGAAAACATTTGAGAAACAGCCCTTAAAGATGCTTCTATCTTGTCGTTGGATAGCTTCAAAGAAGAACCTGCCGCAATTACCGATTCAAATATTTTGTTCCTCTCTACTAAGGTTAAATTAGAACTCTTACTTGATGCTATAAACTGTGTATATTGACCTTCTAAGTTTACAAGCTGTTGCCCATAACGATTAGTGATGTCATTTAAGAAATTAATACTTTGATTATACTCTTTTGTACTTGCTGAAACGTTTTTTAATGCTACATCTAAACTATCTGTCGTTATGGCTAAGTTAAATGCACCTTTTGCCATGTCAATAAACCTGTCAGCAGCAAAGAACGCCCCCAAGGTAACCGCCATATTTGAAAAAGCGGAACTTGTTTTTTTTGTAGTTGCAGTAAGTGAATCTAACTTATCAGATTGTTCTTTAGTTAGAACGTTTGACCTCGCTTGGGTTGTAGTTAGTTTATTTAATTCAGCCTGTTGCTCTCTTAGCTTAGAATTGTAAGATTCAATCTTCGAAACGCTATCAGATTCGTTTCTAAGTCGTGTTAAGTTCTGTATTTCAGATTGTAACTTATTTATTAACCCTATCTGTTCCGTGCTACCCTTTTTTGATTCCGCAGCAACTTTTTGATTAGTAATATTAAGCTGATTAGTAGCGTCAATCAGCCCTTTTGTAATAGTAAGAAGTTCGCCCAAGTCTACCTTGGCATTGTCTACCTGACTTTCGGCTATAATCTTAACCTTAATATCTTCCATTGTAATATTTTATTGTTATATTTGCAATAGTTGATTATTTAGTTTATTAAGGTTAAAGAGGGTAGATTCTATTTACCCCCTTTTTTTATATCTTCACTCGCTCGCTTTCTTTCTTCGCTTTCTTTTATCTTTTCTGTCAAGTAGTCGAAATATTCTCCAATTCTAAACCGATTAAGTAATTCAAGTTTTGATATGTCTCCATCAACGAGCTGATATTTAAGCCCATACTCTCGCCTTTCTCTTTCTCGCTCAATAGCAAAGAATTGTGCATCGAGTGGCTTAACATCGTCTCGGTCATTTTCTGTAAATATTTCAGCGTACCACTTTCCGACAAATCCCGAAAGTTTATGTATCTGTTTAGAGGTGTTTGCAAAAAAAAACTTAAAAGAGAATTATATTTTACCCCTTCAATTGTACATTCGTTTGACTTCATCCACGACTTAATTTTTTCTTGTGCATGGCTGTAATCGTACTTGCTTGGGTCTTCGCTTTCGTCAAAATACCAAATAGATGCAAGTTCATATATTAGTTGCAAGTCATTACTCTGCTCACGTCTCCATTTAATCATTTCGGTAACTCTTGCAATCTCCGCTATTCTACGTTCCGAATCTAATCCTTTATTTTGCGTTAAAGACGAAACCATATCAATATATTCACTTAGAACAGAATCGTTAATTCTCCATTCCTCATGCTTACGCATCGTTTCTTGGAATTGCTTAAAACGTGCATAATACATCGGTGTACCTCCATTTATAAATTGGTAGTACTTTATATTATCACATTCAAATATAAGTTCCTTTTCCGTTTCTTCTTCAAATCTTTTATTCAAACTCGTTTAGTTTAGATGTAAATTGATATTTAATTATGTACGCTTCTGTCTCTGGGTAATCGTCTTGTACGTTTAACGTGTTTCTAAGCACGCTCCTTGTCTTTAAATCAAACGAGTTGCATTGTACTCCTAACTCATTTAAAACGTTTATTACGTGGTAAAATTTAACCTTTGGGCTTATAACAACTAATTCTACTTCACATATAAAACTGTTATTAAAAGGGTTGCTTTTATCTAAACTACCAGTATTTAAAATGTGTGCAAGCTGAATATTATACAAGTCGTCAGGAACAAAAACTTTAGGCTCGGAATCATCAAATGAAACCACCTTTAACCCTTCGTCACCCACTATTATTTGTTTACACCATCCATAACGTGCGTCTATGTTAGTGTATAGTTCCTCGAATCTATCGTTTATAATTTCAACTATATTCATATTGTTCTTATATCTTCTTCAATTGATTCCTCGAAAGTATCAAAAACTACCGACTTTTCTTTTTCTGTTAAACTCCATAATTCACCGTAATACGCTTCTAAATAGTTAGCCTTATCGGATTGTATTTGGTCGTTAAAACCAACCTCAGCAGTCTTTGAATCGCTTGATATTAATTTAAAGTTATTCAATAAATCACCTTTCATTCTTAGGTCTACTTTAGTTGTTTGGTATCCCATTTTCTCTCTTGTCTTTTTGTGACCTTTGGAATAAACACCATCAGCATCTTTAGACTTTGTAACGAGCGAACTATTAACACCTCTGCCTTGTATCTCAATTCTTTCTACAATCAACTCAGAAGCATTTAAACCAGCTAATCTTAATGCCTTTTCAGTTGATTTTATCCCTATGTTATCAAGCTGACGTATTAAATTAACTATTTGTGTTTCTGCATTGGTTTCTATTTTCATATTAAAGAACTTGAATATATGCCGTATTCCTTATCGCATTCCCAACACATGGAATCACCATTTAAAGGCAAAGTAGGTACAATCTTATCTAAAATACTTCTGTACTCTAATAATAATTCGTCTTTTGTTTCTTTCGTGAACTCTAAGTTACCTTTTGCAAAGTTGTTACATCTGTATCCGCCTAACTTTGTTTTTAAGATGTTAGCCCCAACTAAATAAACTAAAGCAGGTGCAATACGTTGTGCATTTTCACATATAAATTGTTCCATACTGCAAACAATATCAACATCAATGCTTACATAAGAATCAATGCTTGTAAAGTTAATAGCATCGTTTATGTCGTTTGTCGCAATCGGATAAATAGCAAAGTTATTTATTTCGTCTATATCTAAAGCTTGAAAAACTTCCGAATAATCTACTTCTTCGCCTATTGAATCAACACATTGACATTCTACTTTCTCACCTTTAAACCTATAAGGTTTTAATTTAGAAACGTTGTATTCTGTATCTAATCCTTGTAACTCTAAAACAACCGCAACGGCTCTCGAATCGTTAGATAACAAAGACTTGCCAATTTCTATTTGATTTACCTTGTTTGCTTCTAAAGTTACGTCTTCGCCTTCAAAGATAAATTCCTCTGATTCATAGTCGTAAACTTTTGCCTTTACCGTTACTGATTCTGTTACATATACAGATATTGAATTAACATTAATTAAAACATATCGGCTTGATGCAGTAGTAACCAAACCACCTAAGTAGTTATAATTAATTAATTCACTTGTTGTGGGCTTAATCAATCGTGCTTGTTCTGATTTAAATAACACCTCATTAAATCTAACTCTTTTAGTGTCTCTTAATAGTACATCTAAAATGTCAGTTTTTAAAGTATTAATAGCCGATTTTCTCGCCTTTTCAAACACATCATAGTAGGTCTCATTGTCGCCATCTGCTATCTTATCAATTAGTTCGTTACTTATTCCAGATAAGTCATTTACCAATAGCGTAGCAGTATTATTGCAACCAATAACACCTATTAAGTTATCAAAACATCTATATACGTCTTGCATTTTATTTACATGAATTACATCCGCTTGTTTTCGGAGTTGTTACTGTCGTTGTTTTCGGTTTTGACGAACTTGAAGGACGCCATACTACTTTATTTGCCATTTCTTAATTTATTTACTGTTATAACTAATTTTTCTGTTAAAAACCAAATTAATATATTCAAATTTACACAACAAATACAAATAAAAATATTATCTATAAAATTATATTCGTATTTGACTAATAAAACATAGCCTATTGTGCCTATTACGCTTGCTGAGCATGGTACACAATCTCCTAAAGGCTTTTTAATTAAATTAGGTAAAGTACTTATATATAAACCTACTTTCTCTAATAACATACCTTTGCTGATTAGTTTACACCAACCGCAACAAAATAAAGATATTAGTATTATGTTTTGTATCATATCACCCTACATTCAATCCACAGTCTGTTTATTTTTAGTTCCATTTTATTGCATCAAATCCTCAACAAAGCATTTTCCATAATTGTAGACAAAAATTCGTATCCTGCATCGTTAGGGTGCGTACCATCAGGAATGAAAGTAGCTCTCCTAGTAGTAATCAGAGACGCACCACCAACTAAGCCAGTCGTAGCCGTTCTTTTCCTCCATAATAAAGGCATATTGTCTTCACTCAAGTCTAGCCAAGGAATTCCCCACTTTTTACAAATAGCAATCGTAGCATCGTCAAACGTAGTATTAGTCGGATTTAGCCATATTAATATTTTCGCAGTCGGATATTTATTAATCAAGTACGGCAAAACAATATTCCAAGCTCCATACCATGTTTTATTGGTCGTATCGTCTATCGTTCCGATATATGTTTTAGTATCAAGTTCCCAGTTCGGAGTATTACTATAAGTCACTCCGCCAACAGTCCCAGACCTTGCAAAAGCAGCATTATATTCAGCCGTAGTCATATATCCTGCCGTATCTTTTAAATCGCTAGTTCTTGGAAACTTCTTATATGTGCCATAAGTAGCTTGCACCCATGCTTCAGTTACCATTCTCTGACCATAAGGGCCATCATTAGTGCCAAACATTAAAGAGATATAATTTAAACCATCCGCCATTAAGGTATATCTACCAGAAGCCTTCGAGAATCCATTTCTATCAGCACCTTCACAAAAAATATCACCTAAAGTACTCCCTGATATTCCGTAATTATGCCATTTTGCCCCAGTTCTTTTTGCGATAAAATAAGGATAACTTTTCAACGCAGACCCAGTTAAAGGCGTAAACAAATCAGTAATAGAACTCGCCGAAGCTCCGTAAGTAATGGAATCTCCCACAGCACCTATAATCTTATTGTATAGTGGCGAAGAAAAAACACTCGACACCAACTCTTTCAAGCTAGGTATATCCCCATATTTAGATATTTTAGGCGTAGCTAAATATGACTTGTGAGATGTAACCCCTATAAATGCAGTACCAACTGGAGCTACTACCTTAACAAAATCATGTGAAATTGTCACCCCTGATACTGAATTAGGTAACTGATTACCTATATATACCATACTAGAGTTAAAAAAAACAGCAGCCGCTAAATTACTACCCTGAAATTTAGTAGTTATAAATAAATCTACATTTGAATAAGGATAAAGTCTTGAATAATAATATGAATTTGTGCCTTTATTCCCTGTAGTTTTATCATAATATTCATTGTCAAAATTCGTAAATCCAACTTCATCAACTATTGCAGAAAAAGTAGAATTTAATACTGTTAACTTTGCCGAATTATCAGATTGAGTAGTTTTAATGCTTACTATTTCGCTTGTGTTAGCTAATACAGTATCTCTTACCGATACAGTACTTGTAATTTCCTTGAGCGATAGCGACAAAATATTAGTATCCTTCATTGATACGCCCACAAATGCCGTTCCTGAAGGTAATGTAAGTTTACGGTGTAAAAATTTGTAAGTCTGTCCCGAAATCGTTGCCCTATCCTGATAACCAAGAAAATTATTACTAGCATCGAAAAAAACAGCAAGACAAGTCGAAGCACCAATAATATCACCACTTAAGATATATTTTTTTGAATCCAAAACAGGATATTTGTATATCGAATACCCCGAAAGCGTAGTTATTACACCTGTGTCAAATTGGTAATACTTGCCTGCTGTGGTAGATGTTGCTGATATACTAGTGCCATCTAATATATCTCTATCGTTAGTATCAACTATCCAAGTAGTCCCACGTTTTATTAGCCTATCTCCACGTTGAAACATAAAACCAGTCACGAAATTATCCCCTAAAAAAGACACACAACCAGTAGTATCAACCATGTAAAAGCTTTCGTCCAACAATGCACTATTAGGAGTTGCATTTAAAGCTGGTGTATTCGTAACAGGATTATACCCTCCAATACATAGATATTTTGCCCTCTGTACCCATTTTGAAGACACCCCAGGCACATCCGTACTAATCGCAGATACGCCAGAAGGTAATATCCACCAAATACCATCCTTCACAACCTGACTCCCTGCCACATAACTTTGGGCAGCCCAATCTTGTATCCGAGTATTACCAGCCAAAGCAGCATTTGTAATCGCCAAATCCCTAGCAGATTCCGCCGCAGTTTTAGCCGTTTCCGCAGCGTTTTTGTAGCCTAAAGTTGTTGCCTTATCCGCTGCAACCGTATTTTTATCAGCTTCAACAGTATTTTTAAATCCTTCTACTTCGTCTCTTAATGCTTGCGTTGCATTTTGAATAGAAACAGGGTTGTAGGTAACAAAGTCCACTCCATTTGCTTCTAAAATCATCATGTCGTATTCGCCTTGCACTTCATTACGTACAAAGTAAATAGCATTTGATTTATAAGGTTGTGGAATATCTGCAATAGAACGCCATATATTAAGATACGTCCTATCTTTTAGAGAAGGATTAGCCTCCCATTCATCTATTGGCAAAGAATCCACACTTGTATTTACTCTGTAACCGCCCATTTTATATCTTTAAATTTAAATACTGCACAAAAATTGTCTACTTCCTCAAACTCAATAACATCATCGTTTACTACATCAACAAACCAAATCTTATATTCGCCTACTGTATATTGCGAAAAGTAACCGTTTGGCAAATCTGAAACTATAAGGCTTACTATTGCGTTTTCGTTAGCTGTAACGCTTAATTTATATATCCTATTACTTCTACCAGTTATATTAATTTCAATCGCTCTGTTAGCGTAAAATATAGGTAGAGCGAACTCTAATATATCTTCGCATAAAGGAATGTACCCGAAACTATGACAAGTATTTAAACAACTCATTTTCTTTTTTTAGCCAAATATAATAAAAAGATTTTATAATAAAACATATTCTTGCCAAAGGTCGTATAAAAAAACATGATTGAAGTATCTATCACAATCTCCCATGTGTCCGTAATTCTTTGCCTCTGCTAACTTTTTATTATAGCCCCCAGAGCTATCTTGCTCCATTTTCTTTATGTCTTTTAATAACGTAGGGCATCCGCTTTGAGAATATAGTAAGTCTTGTTCTATCTTAAAAATAGAATTACATATTATCTTAGAGTTGTAATGTGAAGGGTTAGAACTTGGCACATGGTCTTCATATCTTATATTATGCTTTTCAAGTTCTGTAAAAATCAAAGAGAAACCACTTGCATGACCTTTAGTGAATGCACTTCTATTATTGCCTGATGCGTCACCTGTAATTAGGTATTCTTTATCTTTCCCGAAGTAAGTGACTATATCTTGTATCAATTCGGGTATATCCATATTAGAAGTAGAATCATGCCATTCTTTTATTTTTCTAACGTATTTGTCGTGTATGGATACTTGACCTGCTAAGCAAGATAAAGTGACATTAAAGTCAAACGAAAGGCATATAGGTAGGTTATCGTTTACTTCTATATTCTCTACCTCGTGCTTCTTAGCATCGTAATTATAGAAAAATAATTTATCTGGTTTAATTGTACCCCACTTACCAAGTGCATCAACTTCGTATCGTTCTGGGTCTATTAACTTAATCAATTGAAACTCTTCTATCTTATCGGTAGGGCAAAAAGGATTGTCACCGTAATTCGCCAAAGTAACCGTAGATTCAAATACTTTCTTAGAACTAAAAAAATCTAAATAGATAAAAGTGTCGTCTGAAATTGGGTTAAAAGTTAAATGTATCTGAGACTTTACGCCAAAACTATTTCTAAGCGTTCCCATAATATCCAGTAAATCGCTTCTATCTATGCAACTCTCTCGGGTTATAGGTTCTTCTACCCACAAATCAGTATATTCAGCCAAAGACCTAATAGGCTCTTCAAAACTTGCACCTTTTAAAAAATGCCCTGTTTTAATATGTACAATCATCATTGTACTTTCTTTTATTAGAAATTCATTTTGTAGCCAAGGGTAAAACTTTGTAATGATGTCTTTTAATAGTTGAAATTGGCTATCTCGTGCGTCCTTTTGTGTTTGTCGAGTAAACAGGCATCTAAAGTATTTAGCGTGAACACACTTGTATAAAAGCTGTATTGCTTTGTAGTAAGATTTAGCCGAAACTCTCGAACCGTACCATATCACAAACTTACTTTCAAAATCAAAAAAAGTATCTTCAAATACTGTCGGAGTTAAAATCAATTTAACCTTCTTGTATTCTTCTGATACTTTTATCGCTCTTTTGTAATCTAATCTTTTTTCTTGCTCCTTAGTCAGGAATGTCACTTCCATCTATTATCGCTTTTATGTTTAATGCAACTTGTCGTGGGTCTACTGTTTCAATCTTTTGGTTATCACTTGTAACATCTATTTTATCACCGTATTTTTTAGGGCTCATTTTGGCTGCTACCCACTTCCTAGAATCAACTCTTAGTCTTGACCTTTGTATATTTTCGTTGTTTAAAACCTCTACGCCATCACGAATTATAGTGTCATTACTAGAATCGTCTGCTATGTCTAAAATCTCCTCAAAGATAACATCTGAGCGTATTTCCCTTGCGTAGTTGTAAAAGTTTTTGGCATCTTCAAACTTCATTAACCAAGAATAAAAAGACATTCTGCTTATTCCAGATTGTTCTATTGCGGTATTAAAAGATACTTTACTTTCTACTACTTTGTGGCAAATATCTATTATTATTTCTTTTTGTTTTTCTTCACTATAAGCCATTCGCTTTACTTTTTACGTTCAAATATACAAAAAGTTTTTTAAATTAAAAAAAGGGATGCCACCTCTAGCACCCCTATTGAATCTTGACCCTAACACTCGCTAGGGTCGAGAGTTTAAAAATTACTTTTTATTTTTCAATAGTTGGGCTAATTGCAATACCAGATTTACTACATAGTCAAGTATTATGATTAATATTATAGTGAATCCACAAAACCTCCAAATGTCACTTAAAATGTATTTTAATATTTCTAACATATCTATTTAATCTTTATTTATTTTAAAGTCATAACATCCGCTTATCCGCCATACAAGTACAGGCGGCAAGCGAAGTGTTAGCAGTAATTATCAAACAAGCCGTTTAGGTTGTCATAATTAGGCTCTCCTTCAAACTTTTTAGATTTAGGATTCCAGTACATAAATCCGCTCATTAAACTATGATTTATAGTTCCGTTATCAATCCGATTATCAATTTCTCGTTTGATATCTAAACAAGTTTCAAAATCCTCTTTTTCTAAAGCGTTTTTGTGCTTAATAGCCAATTCCCATTCATTAGCTTTACATATGGCATTGGATACATTATCATTGCTCATAATCTTTTTTAGTTATTAATTAGCTTCGCTTTTAGGCAACGAAACATAGCCTTAACGTTATACAAAAAGAACTTTACCCGCTTTCGCAGTTGGTAGACTAAAACCGCAT